CAACCCCCGGGGCTTATCACCCACCATGTATCGGCAGGCCGCAAAAGGCCTCGCCGCTTAACCGGAACTTTTGGGCGTTTACATTCTGCACCGTTCTTGACTTCTCCAGTCTGCACCATATTGTTGATTCCCGTCGTAATCGACTGGGTAATAAGCGCCAAACCTCTATAAATACCCATACCAATTAGCATATGGGCTGTCATACGCTTTAACCAGGATGTGGAGGATTTTGCTCTTTTCCCAATTTCGTCAACGGAAGAAGAAGCCAATTTGGCAGACTTTGACAATCCTTTCACCCCGGAAGTTGCTTTTCTAAAGCTTTTTTCCGCCGCGCTCCCGACTCCAGTGATGGATTCTTTCAACTCATTGATGCTGCCGGCGTTGATTTCGGAAGGCGCGTTTTTCGGCCATACAGGAGTATTTACTTCATAATCAGGTAATGCCGATGCAGGAATCTCCTGAGTTTCCCATGCTTCTGCAAGCCCTTTCCGTGCAATATGTTTCTGAATCGCGGCATTGATGGAATTGGTCAACTCCTGTTCCTGCTGTGCGGCAGCACGGGCCGTTTCCTCAATCTGCCTATTTTTTTCTGCAATGGCTTTCAAGCCCTCCTGCGCCTTTGCAGAGGTCAAAGCGGACTTGTCGATTGTAGCCTGCGCTTTCGCGGCGGCCGCCTGCAGGCTGAGAGCGTTTTCCGCGACGCTTCCGCCTCCGGACCGAGCTAGACTTCCGAGGTCGGCGATTATGGTTTTCAGCGTTGGGTCAAGGCCGCCGAGCGATTTCAGCGAATCAGTCAGCGTTTTAATGCTTGCGGAAATGTTGCTTGTTTTTACACTGTTCAGTTTGTCAATGCTTCTCGCAAGAGAGGACACAATTCCGGACTGGCTTTTCATGCTGGAAAGAGTGGACGTGAGCTTGTTAAGAGAAGCGGCGATCCCGGTCAATTCGCCGACACCGCCGCCCGTAACGTTTTTCAGCTTTTCAATACTGGCGATCAACTTGTCCATGCCGGAAGAGCTCTGCTTCGCCTTAGTGTTGATTTCAATATTCAGTTCGTCAATGGTCTGCTCCGCCATGAGATTTCGCCTCCGCCATTTGAGAGATTATTTTCTGTTGGAATTCGGCCGCACTCTGTTCCTGAATCTTTCTCATTTTTGCGTTGTGCTCTGCGATTTGATCTTCAAGGGCCTGTCGCTTCTCCTCCTGCTCCGGAGTAAGCGGTACAATCGGACGCTGTGGGTATGGATTTTTCTTGCTGTCGAGTGAATGAGCAATCGCACGGGTAATATATGAGCCATGGAGCCATGCGACATAGTTTGCTTCTTCCTGCTGGTCTTTCTGATTTTTGTAATAAGCCGCCCGGTATTGCAAATAGGCGCTTATAGGCCCATGCCAAAACAGTTCGTAAGGCATTCCCCAGCTAAGCGCCTTTGCACAACGATCACTCAGGATTTGATCGAATTCGTTAATCAGATTTTCGGGACTTTGATTTCCGGACTCGGAAGGGCCTTGAATGTTCTCTTCTTCTTGCCCTTGCGGTCCGTCGATGTAAAAAGCTCCTTCACCTTTTCAGCGAATTCATCCGTGATCTCCGAAAACGCGTTCGGCCCGTAGTCCTCATCATCCACAATGGAATCAAAAAATTCTTTCGCCTTTTTGCGCGTCGTGAACGGATGGTTTTTCTGGATGGACCAAAAGAAGCACTCGAACGCGAAATCAAGCGGCTTTTCCGTCATGGAAAGAGCTCCGGCGCTGACGCACCCTTTTACAGTTTCCGCATTAAATTCCGACACAAAGTCGTGCCCTCCGTAGGAAACAGGGATTTTTTGAAAATCTGTCATTTCAAATTCTCCTTTTCTTTCACTCTAAAATTGGATTTTCCCGGAGGTAATCACCCCCGGGAATTGATTCATAGATTAAGCCGCAATAGCCGCTTTCGTGCGCTCACCCTGCGGATAAACAGGCCAGTCAACTTCATCCAAAGCGCCCTGAGAGCCGTCCGGCGTTGCCAGTTCGTCAGCGGTCGTCGCTTTGAATGTGACGGTATAACCACGCTTCGGATAGGTAACGCGCATCCAGAAATAGCCCTTGTCCGGGTCGTTCTGGTCTGTTACCATCTCCGTGTGAGCCGTCAGGAAAGCGGCATCAGGTGCGACCTTAAAGGTTAAAGCTTCTGCCTTTTCAACTCCCGGAATGGAAGAAGCGCGGTCGTCGGTTACAACGCTGCAGTCCACGGCGTCCGGCGTCGGAAACAGGTTTGGAATAGACCGAATCGCATGTTCAATTTTTTTCCATGCCGTGCTTTCCGGAGCATCCGCAGAGAACGGCGCATATTCGACGATGAAACTCTTGATTACACTTGCCATTTGAAAATTCCCCCTTACTGTTTAATTGATCTGCAAACTGTATTTGTCCGGGTGTCGATGTAAACGTAATAATTCGCAACTGCCCGGTAAATCGTCGTATCGGAATACGGAGCCGCCTGGATCCGGCCGATCATCGTAAGGCCAAACTGCTGGTTTAAAAGTGTGTCGGCTTCCATAATCAGGCGGTAAGCGGCATCGTGTTTCGAAGTAATGACTCCCTGAATGGACATGTCCTTTGCATAGGCTTCCAGCGTGAGGACGTTCCGCACAACGCATGGCATTCCGTCGATGTAGGCCCCGTCATTGCTCGGCAACTCGTCAAGTGCCAGTAATGGGCAAGCCGGGGAAGCAACTGAATAGGCAGGCTTGACGGTCACTTTAGGAAGCGTGACCGTGTGGACTTTCAGCGCGGCGATAATGTCAGGGCCAATCAGTGTCATTTCAACGCTTCCTTTGCAACCGGGACGATGCTGTCCCGCATGGTGAGAGCCGCGCGAAGGACCTGTTTCTGCGCCGGAATACCGTTCGTCGTTCGCCAATGACCCCGGAGCCGGTCGAAGTAATGCCACATCATTTTGCCATTCTTCATCTTGCGAATATTTTTCCCGGAGCCGTAACGCCAGCCGGCTACATGATATTTCGGGTGTGGAGAGGCGGCGCCCTGTTCGCCCGTGCCGTACTCGAGGTAGGCTATCTGAGGCCCTTTCTCGAAGACTTTCGCAGAACCGCCCTCAATCTGCGTTCCGACAATACCCGGCGCGTTGCCGTCCAGGTCGGTGATTCCAGCAATATTCTGCTGGATAGCCTCCGCCCCGATTTCAGCAAGCCGCTCGGTGATTTTGGCCGGGGCGGCTTCCACTTTTGCTTTGTAGTCCTTCACATCTGAAAGGAGCTTATCAAGAGAGGAAACCGACAAGTCAGCCTGAAACGTTGGCATTGGCAGCCGCCATCCTTTCCAGAATGATTTCCGTTACCACCGTGCCGGGAAGCACCGACAAAATCCGGTAATCCGCACCCGCGCAAAGTTGATCCGCCGTGTCGGGCGGTTTCACATACACATAGCACCGGTCGCCTTCCGTGTAGGTATCGCCGCCTAGAGGCATTTTGGCAACAAGGTTCTTGCTGTTTACTTCGCCGATGGTTTCCAACATCATTTCGCCGCTGAGCGACTTGTAATTAAGATACCGGAGAACCGGGGCCGCGAAGGTTTCCATGCCGTCAACGTACCCGGAATCCGATTGAGTCAGACGGCGGCAGTAATAGAGAGGCTTTTTGTTACGTTCCAGCACTGCGCACCGTCCCCAATCTCGGAATCACTGATTGCAGCCATGAAGGTACTTTCTGGTAGGTAATGGCTTCTCCGTTGTCGCTGATCGATTCAACGCCCTCAGCGCCAATCCGGGAAAGATACCACTTTGCGCCTTCAATGACATTCGCCTGGTATTTGTCTTCCAGCGTGTCGGCGCCGCGCCGTTTCAGAATTTCAGCGGAAGCATAGGACAAGGCGTAGTTTAACAAATCATCGCTATCCTTGTACCGTGCAAGGTCCGTTTCGGCAGATACAAGCATTTTCAGAGTGTCAAGCTGCGCCATATCCCATACCTCCAAACTAAAATCAGGCTTTCGCGGCGACGGTTGCCATTCCAGCCTTAACGGCGTGGCCGTTCGCGTTGACTTCGACGATAACGATCTTTGAGCCGGTCGCCGCGGTGATATCAGCGGAGCCGTCCCATGCGGTGTAGCCCTGAGAAATAAGCTGATCGAATACCGGCATCGTCGGATTCGCTGCCACTTTGTACTTATAGCTGTTGCCGGACGTCAGCGTCGGAGAGACGGAAATCGCAGTTGTGCCGGACGTTGTGCCCTCAACAGAAGTTACAGTCAACACCCCGAGCGTGTCAGAGGAAACGGTTGCGATAAACAGACCTTTCGGATCCGGAAGAACCGGGATGAACAGGCCGGATGCTTTCGTCCACGTCGCCACCGGGTCGTGCGTCGCCCACTGCGTAATTGTGATGAACTGCTTTGCGGACTTCGCCGTCCACTGACCGTAGGATTCCTCTTCGGGAGTCGGCCCCCACAGGCCGGTGCCGATTGCGCCGTTCACGCCAACCGTGTAAAGCGAGAAGATATTTCGTCCAAAATACCGCGCGGAATTCTTCGTTCCGTCCGCGCCCTCATAGGCATAAACAGCATCGTTGACCGTGATGGTAAAACCGTAGTTCTCCATCATCAGCGCGTTGATCTGCCTGAGGCCGGGCATGACGCCCTGCATGTAAATCCCGCCGATTGCCTTCTGGATTCCGACGTTTTTCCGAATCTTCATCAGCACCGCCGAGGACGTTTTCCCGCGCGTCGGGTTTTTGCCGACGCTGTGGGCGTAATCGATCATTCCCTGAATGTCGCCGAGAATGTCGTGATCCGGATCGTCCCAATCCAACTTGAAATAGTTATCCGCCGGAACGCCGTAATCAACCGCAAAATCGAGGCCGTTTTCGTTGACGGTCATTTTTCCGCTTGCAAGGACTTCCATCTTTGCAACCTCGGTCCGGGTTTTCACATTCTCGGCCAGACGGCCGGCATCATTGAAGATATAGCTGAGAAGCGGCTGCGCCCCCGTAACGCCCTTGTTTTTCAAAAGCTGGACGCGCTCGGTCTGATTGATTTTCTCCTTAATCAGGAGTTTTTCAATCGTGACCTTTTCAGCCGTCGGACGGGTGCCGATATGCGCCTCCGTATCGAAAGCGTGAACAAGGGCAGCCGTCGGGAGCTGCAAAGAATCCGACAGGCGCAGATATTCCGCTTCAAGGAACTGCGTTTTTCTGTCCGGAAATTCGCGGTCGCCGTCGTAGCTCCGGACGATGTTGAAATTCTGCGAAAAGTCCAAAAGGTCTTTGCCGGTCAATGCTGTCAAAACATCAGGCATCTTATCTCACCATCCCCGTTGCAGTTTCAAAGAGTACGCCGCCGTACCCGTTCGCGCCCATCGCGGTTTTCGCCGCGTCGGCAGGCGCAATCGGCAGCCGGTTCCCATAGAGGTGCCCCGCGACGATAACGGAACCCTCATGATCGCCCTTTGTGACGTCCACCGGCTCCGTGAGAATGCCGATTGCCGTATTGTCGTTTGCCGGGAAGATTGTCCCCGCCGGGACAAGCAGCTTGTCTCCGTCCTGTTTCCCCATAGACTGGGGAATCTGCCGCGTAATCGTCCGCAGCCCTACCGCGCTCGCAAGGAACTGCGGCATTGGACTGTAAACTTCCGTGTTAATATGGCTCATTTCTATCCCTTCTTTTCTTTATTTGCCCTGCGCCCCGGCCGCCGTTGCCGCCGGAGCAACGCCAAACTGCGCGTTATAAGCCTGCGCCGCCAATTCTCCCGCACTCGGCTGTTCTCCACCTTGGCCGCCTCCGGCACCGCCGCCCTGCAAGCCGGGGGTATTCTTCAAAAGGTCCGCCTTGATACTGGCCTGAAGCTCTGCCTCATGGGCGGCCACATACTTCGCATGGACCTCGGCGAATTTCTTCATGTCGCCGCCGGCCATTGCCTCGGCAAGAGACGCCGCCGTTTTGGCATCGTAACCGCTTGCCAGAAATTCCTTTTCAAATTTGAACTGGCTGTTTTCCTTCTGCAAAGCGGTGATTTGATTTTGAATCTCCTGCTGCGCCGCTGCGGCCTGTTCCTCGGTCGTAGATTTCTCTTTGAGCTGTTTCCGCAAATTCGCCGCTTCGGTAGACACCTTGTTGTAAGTCTCTTTCGAAACGGACTCCGGCAACGTGGAGGGATCGACGAAGGTCTTGTCTTTCAGGGCGGCCGCAATATCGGTGAGCGTCATGTTTTCTTTGTAGGCATCCCCGAGCAGTTCTTTCAGGTCCATAGATTTTTCTTCCTTTCGCGTTTGTTGAGGCGCTTCTCTGTGCCATTTCTCGTGATTTAAGGCTTCTCTGCCTATTCGCGCTTTTTACCGTGCATCTCCGCACCCCGCACCTGCGGAAAATAAAAAAGCCCGACGTGCCGGGAAAACTCCCAGCATATCGGGCTTAAAGCCTCATTCCGTGGTATTTACTTTTCGTATAACAGAAAAATTTATCTCTATACCATGAGTATATTATTCATTTGCGGCTTTGTCAAGAGGCGGTTCATCTTTTTCGGGATTATCTCCGCTGCTATCCTCGTTGCCAGAACCAACATCAGGAGAATTGTCCGGTTGCTTTAAGGCTTCTGCCTGCCGCCTCTGCTTCGCCGCCTGCCACCGCATGGCAAGGCCCTGAACGTCCTCGGTAATGTCCATGTGCTCCACGGTGTCCGTTTCATCAAAGCCCATTTCGTCCATGATCTGCCCGGCCTGAACCTTTGTCTGAAGGTTCTCGTCCTTGTTGCGCGGTATTTTGATATCGATGTCAAGCGGCGTGATGTTGCTGGATATGTACTTTGGGGAAAGGATATTCAAAACGATTTTCAGGAAGCGGCGTTCGGCCATTTCTGTATACATCGTCTTGTTCTTTGCCACAGTGTCGATTTCGCGCCAGCCGTTCTTTGCGTTGATCGCCTCGCCGGTGTCCCCGCCGCCGGAGCTGTTCCGGTCCGGGATACCACAGACAAGGCGCGTCGCGTCTTCTAGATAGGAGCGAAGCAAGCTCGCGGAACTGCCGTCAATCTGTGCGGTGATGAACTTCGCGTCCTGGTTGATTCCCTGTGTGCCCTTAAAAACAAGAATCCGGTCTTTTTTGGCCTGCGCAATATCCGTTGTGTCCGGGTCCACCCCAAAGAGGGCAAGATAGGAAAGGACCGTTTGTTCCACGTCGTTCACGCTGTCGCTCGCAAGGCTGTTGATCGCGTCGAAAAGGCTGATTGCAAGCTCCCAGTCTCCGAGGCGGAACTCGTTATTAGGGTACTCGATGACCGGAATTTCGCCGAGGATGTGCGGTTCTTCCGAAACAAAATCGGTCGGCTGAATGCAGGAATTTGAAGAAGCGTTGTAAGTAAATTTTTCGTATGCCGTGTAAATCTGGTGGATATACCGTTCCTCTCCGTCCGGTTTTTTCACCTTAAAGCAATTCCACGCATAGACCGGTCGGGTGGAATTGTAAGCCGAATAGGCCACAAACGTATTGAAAACATCCATTGCGTAGATTTCAAGCGGAGAAGTGTCGAACTGGACCGTGTCCGGCAGGACAGCGCGGAAATGCGTCCCAAAAATAGACTGCTCGTCCGCCATGATCTTATCGAAGGCGATCTTGTTTTCCGCCCGGAGAAACCGGTTGATGGTTTCCACGTCCTTTAGGAAGCCCATCTTGTTCTGGACAAGCTGGATCCCGTTCGGGTAAGTGTAGCCGACGATCTGCCGGGTGAAAGCGTTCGGGTAAGGAACCGAAACCATGTTGTTGACAAGCCGATCGTCACCGGACCGCTTAAAAATCTTCTGCCGGTTCTCATAAATGCCAAGAAGCTGGTGCATATCGGCCCGGTCCTTCTCGTGAATCATCAGCGCGTTGTTCAGTTCGGCCGGCAGCGTGTTTTTGTCAAGCGTGCTGCCGACAAAGCCTTTCTGCTGCATCTGCACCGGCAGGCAGGAAGTCGTAATTTTCCGGCGCCCGTGAAGTAAATTATCCATGGATTATCCCCCTCCCTATCAAAACAAAGCTGAGCGCGGCAGGGTGCGCAGCGCAGGGCCGTTTCCGGTTTCAAAAACATTTGTGACAAGGGAAGCCGTCGCATCGGCGGCATCATCCTTCTGCTTTCCCTGGTATTTTGCGCTCTGATTGAACTTTGTGAGGTGCTCTATGTACTTGTTATACATTTTCCCGCCGTCCGGAAGCTTTTTCCGGGCCGACCGTTTCAGGAAATGCAGCCGGATTCCGTAAGGCTGAAGCTCGCTGTTGACTTTGCCTTTGATTTCGTCCTGACAGGCAAGAATGCGGTCGAGCTTGCTCTTTGTGTTCGGTGCCTTTTTGCAGGTGATATTGCACCGGTATCCGCGCTTTCGAAGGTCCTTGTCCACCTGGGCACAATATTCATCGCCCCCGTTGTTTGCCTCCATAAAGCCGCGCGTACAGCCGTATTTTACGATCTTTTCCTCCACCAGAGGCCGCGTAACCTCTTTTGGAGCGTTGATATGCACCACATCGACCACATACCCGTCATGTCCGTAAAGCGGCCCGACCGGCATGGAAAAGAAGTCGCCGCCGCCCCATGCAATATCCGCCGCGAATCCCACAATGTCGGGATCCCCCGGCGGCAGTTCATTAAGGTCAAAGTAGAGAAGGGAGTTTTCCTCGAAAAGAAGCCCTTCCCGTTCAATCCCGTTCTGCATGATAAGGGCCTCAAAATCATACGGGTCCATCAAAGCCTTGTCCTGCTGAAACATTTCGTCGGTGTAGGCCAGCGAACCGTAATATCCGGAAAAATTGCTTTTACCGGTTTCCTCGTCGCCGCCGGGGATTCGAATCTCTGTTAAGCGCTCCGGGTATTTCTCCTTGAAGAAGTCGATGATCTGGCTCATGGGGTCGTTGTTGGCGAAAATCGTCCCGATGAAAAGGAGGTTGCAGTCGCCCTGCATACGTTTGAGGATGTCAGCTTTCAGGCGGCTCGCTTTCTTCTCCATCCGGTCCGGGGAGCTGCTTTCCTCGGTGTCCTTTACCACGTCGTCGATATACAACGTCCCACGGGCGCGGGTTCGGCCGGTGATGGAGCTGTCGAACCCGACGCAATAAAGAGTCTGCTCAGAATGGATATTTGTTTTTCCATCATTCCTATAATCAAGGGTCAGCGTATCAGCATTGGAAAATACTCTTTTAATGCCCGGATAAATTTCCAGATATTCCGGGCTTGAAAGCAATGTGTCTTCTCCTATGAAAAATTTATCCTTCGCTATGGAAGCCGCATAAGAAAGCATCATATTCGGCAAATCCGGGTTCTGACCGATCTTCCATGCCATATAGCGCTTTCCGATCTCAGTCTTTCCCATGCCCTGCGGCATTGAAAGCGTGAGAATATGACGTTTCTGCTTTGAGAAGGCTTGCAAATGCTCAGCTATGCTACCGAGTACCGAAATGCGCGGCGTGTAGAACTTTTCTTCCAGGTTGACTTTCTGATTCCCGCTGCCGTCCACGGAAACGCCCTCGTTCCATTCGAGGCAAAGCAAAAAGTGATGGAAAGAATACGGCGCCAAGAGCACATGTGAGCGGTGAAACCAATAATTGACCGAGCTCACCCGCTTCGGGTCGATACTGGAAAGCTCCTTCCCCCGGCTCTTTATCATGTCGATCATTTCCCGGCAGGTCGCGCACATCATGTCCGTGTCACCGAGAATTTGATAGGATTCCGCCAGCTTGCCCATAATGACGGAACGCTTGTAGACCTGCATCCTGGGATTCGTCAGGCGCCCGGAAAGCTCCTGTATATCCCGCTCGGCCTGCTGCTTTTTGAGAGAGAGAGTCATAGCCGAATCGGGCCTGATCGCCTGCCGCTTATTCATGCTATCGCTCTCCTAATAATTAAAATAAAGGTTATCGGGCAGGGATTTGCACCTTGCAAACCGGAATTTTGATACCGGCAGATCATCGCGTTTACAATTGGTTCAGAAACTTATTCTCTATACCTCGATCTGGAGATATGCCTTTACCAATGTCTTTGTACTTTAGGCATTGTCTATTCCGCCACCGATAGCCTTTGGTGTCAGCTTCCGGCTCCGACCCGGACAGGCCCCGGCTTTTGCCGTGCCCGCTGGCATGTTCGCCGCCCGTTGCACTTCGGGCGGCTTTTTATAGCAGCCTGCCGGAGTTGAACCGGCATACGCCTGCGGCTGCATATTTGGCGCCCTGCCCCCGCAAGCAGGGCGCTTATTGAAAGGAGGGACGCTACACGCCCTTGAACGGTGTAAGCTTATTCAACAATCTGCCATTTGTCCGAAAACAGTTCAATCATGGTTTCTTTCCAAGGTACACGACCGAAACGGCTTTCGACGTACAAATATGGCGCTGTCATGTTGCTATGTTCATCCGGAAATTGCGCACGGATAACAACGTCAGGTTTCCACTGGGGCAAACGGAATCCTTTTCCTTTCTTTGCAGCTTCAAGAGCCAACCCAAAAGATACGCCGTCAGTTGGGCGATATGCTTCCTCAAAAACATCTTTCGGCGACCATGACTCGTAGCCGTCAGGATATTTGACACGGTATCCTGGTTCTTTTGCCCGTTCGCTACTCAGCATGTCTGGGCCTTTGTAGCATTCTCCGCGGGGTGCCGGTTCTGCCTGAATGATTTTTGTGCCGATATACTGTTTCATGACAATTCTCCCTTTCAGATAAAATAAAAAACGCCGACAACCGCAAATGCGGAAGCCGGCGTCATGCGCTCACAAAGCTCTACACTTTCATTATACTGTGCGTTGAAATATTGTCAAGAGAGATTATAAGGAACGGATTTTAAAAAGGATGCGAAGGATGAAGACCAAACGATAAATCAATCAAAAGCCAGCAGGAAGGCCGGATTGGGCAATGACTCTGATTCCTGTCTTCTTGTTTACAAAAAGTACAGAAAAATTGTTGAATTTTGGAAATTATGCAACTATAATGGTTTTAGGAATTAAAGGAATCTGAGTAGGCAGTAATTGCGTATGGCGATGCTATGAATGTCAGTTATAGCACGTTATAAGTAATGACTTACAATAAACCTATTGGAGATGAATCTTTTTGGATAAAACAAAACCTGAGAACATTGATTCCGTTCAACATTATTTGGAATATATCAACCAACTCATATATCGCTTTCCTGTTAATTCAAGAACAGAAAATGGATATTTATTTCGAGGAGAAAGTGATAATCAATTTGCGCTACTGCCTTCATTACTTCGCAAGGACTCATCAGGTCCCAACAAATACTCTAATAAAGAGCAGATTCTTCAGAGTTTTATTCAGCAAGCGGCAGGTTACATAAGCATTCCACCTACAGATTATTCTCAGTGGAGCGAATATGCACAGCATTACGGAGTACCTACTCGATTGTTGGATTGGACATCAAACCCACTGGTAGCACTCTTTTTTGCATGCAAGGACAGTAAAGACAAAGATGGTAGTGTTTCAATATTGAATGACAACAGCTATTATGAATTTATTATTAAAAAAAAAACATTTCTGAAGACGATCAAGACTTATCATATCACGAAATAATTAATAATTGTATGAAAGGGAAAAAAGAATATCAGTATCCTATTACTTACATACCGGATTACATTGATGCTCGAATGAGTGCTCAGGATAGCTATTTTATGGCATGGGGTACAAATGATTCTTCGCTAGAAGATATTTTAAAAGATGTAAAAGTCAAATGTAAGATACGATCTAAAGATAAAATTAACAGAAGGGAAATAGAAAGTATAGCAGATTGCAAGGTTTTGTTTAAAGTAAAAATTGATAAGTTCAAAAAGCAAAGTATACTAAGAGAACTTGATATGCTTGGAGTGAACGAAAAAACGTTATTTCCCGGACTCGATGGTCTTGGGCGATATATCGAGCGAAGATATAGATTTGATTGCAATGAAGCTGCTGAGAATTTTTAGAGTAAAAGAAATAAATATGGTTTTACCATTACATTGTAGATTATTCCAAGGTCAAACTGCCCCGAAGCAGAATAAACTGTTTCGGGGTTTGATAATTTACCTTATGAAGTTCGTTCCTGTTTTTTACAAAGCATCAAATATCTTATATATTCTTCCACAATTTTAGGTTCTTTAGCGATCAATGCATATAGAGAAAGTTGTATGCTTTGAGCCGTTTTATTTTCATCATTTTTCGGCTTTACGGTAATGTTTTCATTCTTGAAAACAACCGTACAATTTTTCTTTTGGCAGCCATACAAAAACGGAAATAATTCTTCATTTCCACCTTTAAAATCAAAAATGGAGCGCAGCTCAACAGTTTGGTTCTCTCTGATTAAATCGTAATGCGGCAACTCAGACAAATGTTTTTCGTCAATCATTTATTTTTCTCCTTCAATCATACTGCTTTCAGGTTATACCAAGTCCTCCGACTGATGCCGAGCTCCTTCACGGCCTGCGCGACTGTCAATTCTCCACCCTGAACGCGCTTTTCGTATTTTTCAAAATTCTCGACATGGACTTTGTGCCGGCCTTCTTTGTAATTCGGTTTTGTCTCGCGGACAATGGCCTTTCCTTCCTGCGTCCGCTCCACGATCATGTCACGTTCGAATTCTGCAAAAGAGAAGAAAATGTTCCGGATCAATTTGCTGCTCGGCGTGTTGTCCATGACGCCGATGTTCAAAATATTTACCTTGATGCCTTTACTTATCAGGCCGGTAACGAGTGTGCTTCCCTGCGCCAGACTGCGGGCAATGCGGTCCAACTTTGTCACCATAAGCGTATCGCCAGATTGCAGTATTGAAAGCAGCTTATCTAGTTCTGGGCGGTTTATCTTCGTACCGGTGAAACTATCCGCAAAGATTTTCTCAGCCCCGTTTGCCTGCAAGGCTTCCTGCTGTGCCTCGAGGCTATTGCCGTTCTGGGCCTGCCCCTTCGTGGAAACGCGGGCATATCCATAAATCATTCCGGATCACTCTTTTCTATGACAATCTGGCCGTCCGGTTTTTTGCCCGGTCTTACAGGCTGGAGAATAACATCATAGTCCAAAAGATTCGCAATTTTCACGAGAGTTGTTACGTTCATGTTTCCACGGGAAAGCATCGTCCCAAAGGGCGACTGATTCTTATATCCCATCTTCAAGGCTACGCTGCGCTGCGTAGTCTTTTTTTCTTTTATCATTTGCCGAATCGCATCTGCAAGTTTCATCGTTACTCACCTCGAATATAATATACTCCTGTTCGTGTGTCGTGTCAACATCTTTTTGTAAATTATTTTTTAGAAGGTTACGAAAAGGGCCTTTTTATTTTTGTGGGAAGATGGGGGGCTGACTGACGGGCTGGGGTGGTGATCGTATACAGGGGGCCGGGTATGGGTCTCTGATATGGACACATGAAGCAGGTCGGCGGGTGCGAAAGCTGGAATCATGTGCATAAACTTAACAGTATTTTCACATTGAAATCAGCGCGAAAAATATTATACAAATGTATATAAAAGTCCTTGACTTACACACATAGAGGTGTATAATGTAATTGTAATCAATCAGAGCGCCGGAGCGGCTGCCGATCCCCCGAAGAGAGGGGGTGAAGCGTATGGAGTACATAGCATTGATACTTGTCATAGTGTTACTGCTGATCGTAGCCATAAAAAAATAGCCGCTCCCCCCGAAGGATAACGGCTATTTAGCAAACACAAAAGCAACCGCAAAGGCGCTTTCTTTGGTTACAGTATAGCATATTAGACAGCAATGTCAAGCAGTAAATAAAAGCGGCCCCAGCAGGCCGCACGACAGAAGAAAGGCGGCATTGTATGATAAGTCATAATCTTTGGAGAGTCAGAACAAACGGTGGCGATACAGTGATAGTTAAAGGCAAGCAGGAAGAACTTGAAAGGTTGTGGAAAGAAAACAAGATTGAAGAATATGACCCGCTCAAATATTTTACAATTAAGAAAGCCACCCAGTGCTGATACACCGGGCGGCAATATGAAAGGGGATTTATTCCATGTTAAACGCTGAAACAATTCTTAAACTTGCATCCGAGGGCGACAGCGCCCAAATTGCCGTACTTGCAGAGGCTGAAATAAGGGACAAGGCAGCGAAGGCAAAGGGCGGCAACAGCCTTGTAAAGCGAATTCACGCCGCCACAAAATACCTGAATGACGAAGCTAAAAAAGGCTGCAAGGTCTGGAGCGGCTGCACATGGATGGAAGACGGGAAGCAATGTTTCGTCAATGGATACACAGCTTTCGCGCTGAATGAACCGCTGGAAGGTCTGAGAACTACAGACGCCGAACACTTCAATGTGTTACCATGCTTTCCCGATACATCAAACTATATCACCGCAGTTGTAAACGTCGCTGATGTTACCGCAAGGCTAAAAATTTACAAGGCAAAACATGGCAGTAAAACGCCGTTTGACTATGATATCGGGAACAGCCGATACAATGCCCAATACATTCTTGACTGTTACAACATCTTAGGCGGCGATATCGTTTTCAAACTCCCTGCAAATGGTGAAATCACCCCCGCCGTTATGGAATCAGAAAACGGGAATGCCCTGTTATGCCCGGTACGTAAAGTCAGTGAAAAAGAGCGCGTCGCCTGCTAACCACCACGAAAGCAAGCGGCGCAAACGAACCGAGAAGGATGAACAACCCGGCCGCATGGTAATTGTACCACGGTCGGGCACAGATTGAAAGGGGAATTACCATGGAATTAGAATCATTAGAGCAGAATGCCAGACGCGCAAAAGAGGCATGCAGCTTTTCGGACTACAAACCCGGCAGCGCAACGGAAGAATATCGGCAGTATTGCCAGAACGCCGACGAAATCGCGCAGCATGCAAAGAAGCGGTTGCAGAGAGTCGGAGCGCCGGCAGAACGCGCCGAAAAGGTTGACTATCTATTGAGCCTTTATAAGTCCAAAAAGCTTTCCTGGCTGAATGACCTTTACGCAAACCGCGCCCGTGTTCCTTCTGTTCTGATTGCAGGCCCCGCAAATTTCCCGGTCCGCGCAAAGGAGAAGCAGAACGCCCGCGAAGACTCCCTAATGAATCAAAACCCGGATTATCTTCTGGACAAAATACGCGGCATCGGCCGCAATTCCAAAACAATTTACAGTGACGACAAAGACGCGGTGGAGCGCATCAAAGCAAAAATCGCCGCGCTGGAAGCCGCTCCGCGTGACAGATGGGGATACAACAAAACCGAGATCCGTCGCCTGAAAGAAAGACTGTTTGCCCTTGCGCCGAAAGAATTCGCAGATCAGCAAACCAATATCACCGTGAACGGTGCGAAAACCTACGATGAAATCGTCGCCCTATGGAAGAATGGCCGGCACTACAAGTCCGATTATGTGCCTTCGTATGACACCGCTCCGCATTGGTATTTCGACCTTCCGCTACTCTTTTCAAACGGGAAGCGGAATTATAAAGGCTTCGTGTCCCTGGAAGTCGATGAAAGCGGAGAAAACCAGGTATCTTTCAACCTTGAAAAGCGCGAAACCGAGCTAATCCCGCTGACCGACGCGCTCAAATACAGCCTTATCATCGGGCAGATATCCGGCAGCGGCAATAAAGCGGTCATGTATCAGTATCTTAAAGGGCTGACACCGAAAGCCGAAAAAGCAGCCGCAGCGGCCGCGCAGGAAGACAAGCCCGAAGGCGATACAGTCGCCATAAACGGCGAGGCGGCCCACGTTGTCCGGAACAGAAAAGACATGCGCCTACAGCTTATCTTTGAAAGCAAGCCGAGCGCGGAAACGCGGAGCATATTGAAATCAAACGGTTTCAGATGGGCACCGTCAAACAGCGCATGGCAGCGGCTTTTAAACGGAAATGCGGAATTTGCCTTACGACATATAGCAAAAGAGAAAGCGGAGGGCTGAACGATGCTTTCTGTCAAGATCAATTACGCGAACGGAGATTATGAATATACCCGCATCAATGCCACGCCCGACGAGGCGCGGGCCTATTATGTTGGGAAGGTGTTTAATGTCGGCCCTGGGCCGAATGACAACCTGCAGCGGTGCACGGGGATTGAAATTTTGGAGGGTGATGCGGAATGAAAATGTATTATGAACCCGGCGAGCGGGTGCGCCTATCAGATAGGGTGTTACATCCTGAATTTCGGGGCCAAACGGGATCCGTAAAACGTACAATAAAATCTCGGCAAATGGTGGACGTTATCCTTGACAATGGCGAAGTATACGGAGCCCGACCGGAGAATTTGGAGGCAATATGATGTACATGGTTTATGCGAAACGGCCCGGTCAGAAGCGTTTTAGCCCACTTGCTGATGTAAATACGCATCCATATCAGACCGACCGGCTTGTCTATGCGAGTCGGTGGAAAAGCCGGGAAGGCGCCGAGGCCGCCGCCAAAGGCATGGCAAAAGCAAATCCACGCTGCACCTTTGAAGCGCGGCCCATCCGAGTAAAAGGGCGGGTGATTGCATGAATTCCGGTTGCTGTCTGTTGGCGTTTCTTGCGTTGCCGTTCATGATTCTAATGAACCTGCTGAAGCGCGGCGGATATAAAAACTAAAGGCTGGGGCGAAAGCTCCGGCCTTTTCTCTTGCCTATTTGCGCACGGTTGTTCCGCGCATGAATACTGAATTTTTCCCGTAAAATGCCCTATAAAACGAAGATTCCCGCGCACGGGCCGTTTCAGGCTCCGCAGGCGGGATATTTTTATGCCCGGACAGCAGGCAAACTACTTCTCGTGCACTTCATCCGGCGTCAGGTCGATGATCGTCTGCACTTCCCGGCTGGAAAGCTGATGCGGCGCGTCCGTATGGACATTTACGTCAATCGGCTGTTGATCGGAGAGGCCCCAGAGCGACTTCATGAAGAAGATACCGGCCGCCGGGTTGCCCTCGCGCTGGAGGGTTGATTGCTCCAAAATAGTGAAAATTCGGTTCCTTACGTTTTTCAAAATCCGGGAACATTTTGAGCTCAGATTTTCTTCCGCATACAAGGTTGACATGTCCACATCGAGCCACACCGCATATAAATTCCACGTAGGAATAATTCCGTTTTGCATACAGAAAAGCATAAAGTCAGAACTGTCGGTCGCAAGCTCCAAAGATTTCTCATCGGTGAAGATCCTTTCGTGATATCCCGACCGCTTATTTTTGGCGGCGACCGTCTCATAAAATTTCTCCATTGCCTCCATCGTCCGACGTTGGGATTTATAGGCGGCGCTGGGTTTTTCGTTCTTTGCCCGTTTATATTCCGACGTTTTTTCTACACGGTCCTCTCGCTGAATTATCTTCGCCAATTTCTCCATCTGCTCAGGGGAAGGAAGGCCGTCATTTCTTACCGTTGATTTTTTGGGGTTCAGTCCCCTGCTTTCCTCGGTGGAATCGGGGTTTTCAGGTCCGTTCACGGGCTCGGGAACCGTTTCTTTTTGAGCCATATTCTTCTCCATTCCTTTCATACCGGGAACCGCATTTGCATGGGGTTTTCCGTACGCTTTTTACGTCTGAGCCGCGCCGGTGAAAGAATCAGGTTTGGAGTTCCGCAGCGGTCGCAAATGATATCCACGCGGCGAACCTCTATTCGTGCACGGCGCTTGCGGTCGCGGATTTCGATGCAATTCGGTCCGATCCATTCGGCGAGGATTTTTCCGCAGCGCTGACACCGAATATACATGCCCGATTCCTCCTTTGCATCTCAATTCCGTCTGCTTCTTTCGGCGGGTAACGAAAAACGGATGGAGCCTTGGGAACGTTTCCCTTTGTGCTTCATCCGTTCTATCTGCCCCTCTCGGGGACTGATTATATTATAGCACGCAAATTTGTTTCGTGTTGATACATTTTGTTACAGTATGTTTCACCTACTTCATTATTTTTCTATAGTAGCTACTCCCGAACGTGCGCGTCTGCCGACCAGCCTCGTTTTCTCCGCTGCTGAATCTCCCGAACGCCTTACGGCGTCACCAGGTATGCAAACAGAGAAGTAATTTCTTCATGCAATAGAAAAATCCCGGTCGGGATTTCTCCTTACCGGGACTTACTTCCGTGCTCTTAATGGGTTCCTGCGAAGCTTTCGCTTTAGATTATAATAGCACATCCAAATTTGATTCACAAGTGGTCAAAGTGTTTCATTTTGTTTCATAGGTGCTCAATTTTTAAAAGCATCCATTTTTTCAGCTTCTATTTGTTCTAACGCCCTGCTGACGTGTCGCCAGACGGCAACGCGGGAAACTCCAAACTCGGCGGAAATCTCCTTCCATCCCTTCGCCCGCCACGCGTGGCGCTGCGCGGCATCCTGCGGGCCTATGTACGCCAACTCTAAAATATACCGGTCTTTCTCGCCGATGCAGGCAAGGCCCCGCCGGAGCCATTCACGGGTGCGTCTTAGTTCGTCGATGTGCGCGAGGCGGGCGTCAATCTCCTGCTGGAAAAGCGTGTCCCGGTCCTGGGTGGCAAGAGCGGCGGTTTTGTCCCCATGCTTTCCCCCGTTTTCCACGACCACATCCCGGAGCTTTGCCGCCGTCTCCCCCACCTTGTCCCGCTGCTCCTCACAGTTCCGGATTGTCGCCCATTCCTCCGCGATCATCCGGGGAATGTCGTTGTATATCCGCAGGGCATAGATCACATCATCCCGCGCTGTCTGCAATCGTATCGCCTCGCTTTCCGCTATTTTTCGGGCATTTCATAGACCTTTGGATATTCAAACGCAAAATTGATAACTCCAAGGCCATTTTGGGTAGTTACATATTGGCTTACCATCTTCTGAATCTCGTCCAGGATTTCAAGGCAGCGGGATTCGGAATCATACCGGCCGACCTCCGTTGCGCCTTTGTAGAACGGTTCGTCGTAAATCATGAAGAAACCATTTCCTTCTAAAATGTGGACTTTCCCCAGCGGAACAAGATTCGCCTTATCCTGCGAACGAATCATCATCATGGCTTGTCACCTTCTTTCGGGTTGAGGAAAGCTCTGTTGCACCAATTTGTAATTGGAAGGTCGAACGGTTTACCGCAGTGTGGACAACACGGCACCATGGAATTTCGGCCGCGACCGTTTCCGTAATGCTCTGCAAATTCACGGAGAAGTAGTAAATGCGGTTTGTAATTTAAAATCTCCCGTCGCTGTTCCAGCAAAGCCGCTGTTTCCTCGTTCAGACGGTCGTAGTGCCTTGCAATCTTCAAAAGTGCCTCGAACGGGTCTACAATGGCGCCGCAGGTTTTACAAATCACGATTCTATTTTCGGAGTCAATTTCGTAGGAAGGTTCCCAGCAATCGCAAAGTTTCCTCTTTCCACGTTCCACCCGGAGAACGTCGATGCGCTGAATTTTGTCTGGAAGTTCATTCATCCGATAAAGCCTTCTTCCTGTGCGTATTTCCGGAGCTTTGCAATTGTGGCCTGTCCGATCCCGTTTCCGGGCCGGATACGGGAAATGAAATCTTCAACCGCCTGCCGACGGATGGAAGCAGGGCGAATTTGCTCCCCGGTATCTTTCAATCCGCCTATGTATTCGCAAAGCTGCTGATCCGTCATTTTCCGGATCTTCGTCGCCCGTTCGTGCTGCTCCCGTTCTTCGGGAGTCATACGGCAATTACGCTTTTTCATCATTTTGCCTCCCAATTCCAAAGCCCTTGTTTTCCCTTGGCCGGTATCGGCTTCGGAAGCATCTTCACGTTCTTTATCTCCCAGGCAAAGCGTCCGGGCGCCCAATCTCCGAAAAGCAGTTCCTGATCTGTCGGTTCGTAAATGCCGTGATCCGTTTCGAGCCAGCCGGGATCATCTGAGTGTATGCCTCTCCCACCATGAAGTACAATTCTATGACATGCTACCAACTCGCCCGTTGCTATGACTGCGCCGAGCGGAAGATCATCCATAGGCATCATGAGGGCGTTGTCAACCGCGTTCACAAATTTTGTCTTTGCTTTAAAATTCGGTGCATAGCTCCACTCCCCCAGCGGAAAAAGCCGTTTAAGTACACGTGGAACGCTGATCGCTGCTGCATGAATTGCTATCTGGCCACGGTAAGGTGTCGCCCAGCCCCTTGTTTCAAATTCTTTGGCGCCGCAGGCCCGTAAAGAGGCAAATGGCTGCCAAATGGTAATAGCTTTCATTTCTTTACTCCCTTCATTGTCGCATAAACGATCATGGCGACGAGTTCCACAACCACCGTTACCAGTACGCCGAACCAAAACGGATTAACATACAACTCATTCACGCTCCTTCAACGCCGCTTCGGCAGCTTTGCGGGAAAGAAACACATCTTTTCCAACTGCCATTTCTCGTATGCGTTCATGCCGTTTATGGCACAATTCACAATACCATCCCTCAATCAGGTAAACTTTTGATGGTGTCGTTTCTGAAATCATACCCTCGTCCGCCTCCTGAAGCAGTTCCGGCAACAGGGCAAGAGCGGAGGCCGGATTCTCGGTGTAGGCGCCGCGCAGGCGCGATAAAATATCAGACATTATTTGTCCACCTTCTCATAATTTTCGCGGTCAAAAGGCAGCCCCAACTCGTTAATCAATAAATGATCCACGTGCTCCCAAAACACTTCATCGGTTTTCTGCTGATCCGAAAACCGATTTAAGCTGTCTATCATTTTCTCCATGCGTTCAGGTCCGAATCCGAAATCATTATGTAAGGCAATGAGTACCAGCTTATACCACCGGCGCTTTTGCTCAAGGCTTTCAATTAGCCGCTTCCTTTCCGTGCTGGAAAGGTGCGTCCCAGGCGGCAAATGTGCTTTCATATAGTTTTCCTCCCTCTCATACCGCCATTGTTTCTCGGAGCTCCGCCATGCTGTGGCAATGCTTGACGCACAGTTCCGGTAGATTCGCCCGGACCAGCGCCGCCGCGAACGGCGGCGGAACGGCATTTCCGCAGCGCGCCACCTGCTCCGACTTCGGATAGGCTTTGCCGTTGACGTCTTTGTCGATTATGTAATCCGGCGGGAATCCCTGCGCGGCGAACAGTTCGCGCGGCGTCAGCATCCGGAGACCGATGTCCACGATGATGTGGTCTACGTTTCCAATGGTCAGAACAAGGATTTCATCGTCGGCAATCCAGTAATCGCAGTAGACATTCAGCATTTTTCGGATTTCCGGCCAGTGACCGCAAGGCTGCCCCGGTCGCAACTTTACCAACTTCAAAATTACCGGCCCGAATCTGGCCTTTGCCGTTATCGTCGCAAGCGGATCAGATATGCGCTGACCTTCACCCTTTCCGTAATACTTCGTAAGAAAGGCCCGGCTTTCCGCAAAGTGACACCCCTGTGCGGGAATTATGTTCAGCGGGTCCGCTTCCGTCTGGTTTTCGCAATGGTTGTTAAACTGTACAAGCTGGCTTGTCACGACGGCGTTATGATCTGCCGCTGTGACGGTATTCAGCGGATCTGTCGGCGCGTTTCCGTGCCCGTGGTATCCGCCGGCGTAATATTTCGAGAGAAACGCCTCCGTGACAGCGAATCGGTTTGAAGCGTCCACGGTCCGGAGAAGTTCGTCCGCTCTTTGTCCCCGCACCTCTCCGGCCTGCGTCTCGCTGTGGTACTGGATCAGCGAAGGAGCGATCACCGCGACGTCCGCTTTCGCCGTTACCGTAGCCGTCGGCTCATTCGCCCCGCGCGGGCGGCTTTGTCCGGCGCGGCCTCCGACTCCGACAAGTTCCGGAGCAATCAGCATCTGACCGCCTCCGCCGCCCGTCCGGATGGTATCAATCGGCTTTGACACCGGATGCCCTGTCGCATTTGTCGTGTTTGTTACTGTCCACGGCTCCAAGGCTGGCTTTATCAATCCCATGGCATGGGCCGCTCCGTCCGGCCGCTTGCTCTCTCCGCCCGCCGTTACTGTGCTGAGAGGATCGTTCACGCTCTGACCGGCTGTTCCGTTGTGGAATTTCGTAACATAAGGTGTCGCCAACAAATGTGCGTTTACCGCTGTGACTGTGCTCAAAGGCTTTTCAGCACTCTCCGGTTCATTCTCATATTTGTAATTAATAACGAACGGTTTCGGATTCTTCAGCACGAACTTGTCAATTCCGCGAGCGACGCGCTTCATGGTATTCTCCGCAAGCGGCCTGACGGCGTGAAGCTGATATTTTGCCTTGATTTCCGCTGCCGTATCGAAAATGGACGGGCACGGAAGGCTCCAGTCGATAATCTCCGCCGCAGTGTGCCACGGTTTCAACTTCCCGGACTTTACCACCTCACTCTCCGGATCCCCGTGAGTCGGTTCCGGCCAGACGATGGGGCGGTCGTCGCACCGGGCAATGAGAAAGAACCGCTTGCGAATCGTCGGGGCTCCGTAATCGCAGGCCCGCAACACCCGATATTCCAGCTTGTAGCCCTGATATTGCAAAGCGTGGATAAAGCACCGGAATGTCCGGCCGATCTGGCTCTTAATCGGTTTTCCGTCTTTGTCGAGCGGCCCCCATGTTTGGAATTCCTCTACGTTTTCCAGCATGATGACCCGAGGATGCGCAGTCGCGGCCCACTTCACAGCTACCCACGCGAGGCCCCGGATTTTCTTGCTTCTCGGCTTTCCTCCTTTCGCCTTACTGAAATGTTTGCAGTCCGGGGAAAACCACGCGAGCGCGACCGGGTGCCCATGGCAGACCTCGCGCGGATTGACTTTCCAAACGTCTTCCCGGTAATGCCGCGTGTACGGATGGTTTGCCTGGTGCATCAGGACCGCTGCGGGGTCATGGTTGATTGCGATATCGACCGGCCGTCCCGTCGCAAGTTCAATCCCTACGGAAGCCCCGCCGCCCCCGGCAAAATTGTCAACAATCAGTTCATCGAACAGGCTTGTTTGTGGCCTTTTCTTTGCCTTCATTTTCACACCATCCATTTCGGCGGCATCGGGATATTCTCAGCCTGCGGCCGCCAAAGGTGAAGGCAATACGGGTGAAGGTTTATGTAATCCGATTCCGGCGGGTGATATTCAATTATCGTTTCTTCCGGTTCAAAGAACATCTTGCGGATCTCGCACATTTCGTCCCATGTCGGACACCGCTTCGCGTTCCGGGGCGACACGCTCACATGGTCCCATCCTCCGCCGTTCGAAGCGATAACGAAGAAGGAACGGCCTCCGGCATAGACTTTGAATGCTCCGTTGTGCTCGTCCCCTTTTCCCGCCGGATGCTCCACACGGTATTTGTTGAGATAATCAAGATTTTTCATGCTGTCTGTCCTTCTTTCGGAGCGAGGTACATATCGTGATAGGCTACACCGACGGCGATTGCTGCCCAAACGTCCTTGCTCACCCCAAAAAACCAGCCCGGATTCCGTTTGGTGCCCTTCTCTCCGAACCTATCCCGGAGTGCTTGTGAAATGTTTGCGTCCTTTGCCTTCATATTGCCGCAGAGTGTGATTTTCTCGTCCTTGCGGTAAATTACCCGCCTGTTCGGTATGTAGCCCGTCACCTGCCAGAAACGGCCAATCCAAACGCAGGTATCGAACACGGTCTTCCCGGCCGGCATCCCGGTCCCATAGTGCGCAACCATTTCGATTGCAAAGTACGGCGAGTCCGGATATTTGAAATTGTGGGTAACGATCTTCTCCAAAAGGATTTCGTTGTTCGTCTTACCGAATTCAATCGGCTTCAAAATATCGTTCAGGATCGCCCAGCCGCTTTCAACATTGCCGGGATCGATTGCGAAAATAAAAGGCTTTTCTTCTTCGTTCAACTTTCCTTGATCTCCTTTCTGAAAAATGACTGCTGTGCTGGTCCGTGATATTGCTGTGATTCTGATTGAGTTTACTCGTCGGGTAAGTGTTGTCTCGCATATCATGAATTAGGAGGTGAATTCAATGAGAGATTTCTCACAGCCTTGTCGATGGTATTGTCATCCTTATCAGCGTTCTTTCCGACCTTACCGTCCTCAGCCGTTCTGTTTTTTCTGTCCTCGCTGCCCGAGCGACTGGTGGCGTCCAATTCGTTCACCAGGTCCGATTCATCCGTACGCGCCCCCGCATTGCTCAAGGCGATTATGGTAATTAAAAAACATCCGGAGCAGGGGAATTCGCCCCTGCTCTTCGCTATTTACTCAAGTCGTATTAATCCTCATACCGCGTTTCCACCTCCGTAAATTTTTGATACTTTCCTTCAAAGTTCATGTCGATTATTCCGCATGAACCGTAAAATTTATTTTTGTCCAGCAGAACGTGTGCTTCTTCCGGCGAGAAATTCACCTTGTCCAGCACCCACGGACGGTAAAGCAGCATGATGTAATCGCCGTCGGCGCTCAAGTTGCCGGATTCTTTCAGGTCGCTCATGGTTGGTTTTCTGCTTTTCCCCGCACTTTTTGTCGAGGTATCCGGCTTCACAAGCTGAGAAAGACAGATGATGCAGCAGTTATTGACCCGTGCCAGCCGTTTCAGTTCCGAAGATATGTAGTCGATCTGCTCTTTCTTGTTTGGGAATCGTGATGTTGTGCGGACGTTTTGCAGGAAATCCACAATAGCAAGATCCGGCTTAAATTTTGAAATTTTTCCGGCAATGGCTTCGATGGAATACACCGAATCGTGCAGGGAAAGGCGTTTGCTTACCATCAGCTCATTTACACCGTTGGCGACGTCCAGAAGTTCACGTTCCGATACACGCCGAAGGTCAATCGCTCCGTAGTCGATCTGCTTCCATGAAGCAAAGATACGATCAAGAATTTGCTCTTTACTCATTTCCAGTGAGAAGAACTGGACCCGCTTTTGATCGGTGTAATTCTTTAGCGCGATATTTGCCGCAAAGCTCGTTTTCCCGGTCGAAGGATACGCGCCGATGTAACAAAGGGAGCCTTTTCTCAGTCCGTGAAATGCCTTATCCAGCTTTGAAAATCCCGTGAGGATTCTGCTTTTGGGATCAACAGGCTTGTCAAAACTGGAGAGGTAGTCCATGAGGTAGCCGTCATCTTCACCTTTTCCCCGTGTAGATTCCTCGGAGGCGATCCTCCCGATGGAGGAAAGCAATTCGTCGTAGCTTTCATGCTCAACAACAAGTTCATTCAGCTTCTTCGTGACGCGCCTGCGGCCGCTTTCGGTCTTAACCGTGTCCACATACCCATCGTAGTTTGCGGTCGAAATAAACGCCTCTGCGGACGCGAGAGCGTATTTCTTTGTCTCCTCCGGGACCTCGGCGCTGCCAAATATGGCAGCGTCCATCTTTTTCCCAGAGAAGGCGGCCTTTGAAATGATGCTGAACGCTTCGGCGGCAAGCGGATTCTCAAAGTCAGCCTGCGTCAGGATATCCACGGCGTAGGAACATTCCTCCGGAAAAAGGAGCAGGCCACCGATCACGGCAGATTCGGCGTTAAAATTGTCCGTCACAATTTAGGTATCCCCTCCCAGTTGTCCTCGTCGTTGCCGCCGTTGCTCTGAAGGATTTCATCTTCCCATCTTTTTTGATTCAGCCAGGTCGCGGGAAGGGGAATGAATCTTCCACTTTCTTTTTGCCACTGCTCTGAAGATTTCAGCGCCTCAACGGCATCAATCATCTGCTTGGTAAGTTCTTCCGACGGTTTATACTTCACGAACGATTTTTCAGCGGCGCCCTTCCCTGTCTTACGGGGGTAATGTTCCCAAAAACGTTCAAACCGTTCTGATAACTTTTCACGCTCTCCCCCTTGGGGGACTATGGGGGTATTATTATATCTTGTAGATGGATATATAGTAGATGGATCTTTGGTTACCGATTTTTCGGTAACGGGGTTACCGATTTTCGGGTAACCGGGTTGCTGATTTTCAGGTAACGGGGTGCTATTATTTCCATCCTGTTCAAGCCTGCAAATAAGACTTTCGTACTCCGGCCCAATTCGATAAACCGAGAATGTCCCGCAATCCTTTATTAGCCTGTACTCCAGAACGCCAGCATCAACTAAATGTTTGAATTTCGTTGCGAGAGTCTTTTTTGTGCAAGTGAATATCGGCATATCATCCAGAAAATGCTGATAGCTGACAAGCACATATTCTTTTCCTTCCGTCTGAAATTTTCTCATGTGATCGGTATTGTAAAAGTCAACGAACCATCTCAAAATAGCGAGGTCTTCGACCGAAAGGCCAAGTTCCACAGCTCGCTTTTGACTGAATCCCATGATCGTATATTTCATCGAAAATGCGCCTCTCTTTCAGAATGCCGTTACCGGTACACCGGTAAGCCTTTGAATTTCACGCTTGAATTGCCCCGGGTTGCCGTTTTTCCGCGAAATGTGGATCAAATAGATATGCCGGACCGTGCTCATGTCATTCGCTGTAATGAAGTCCTTCACGTTCTCCAAGCTGAAATGCGCCTGTTCTATGCGTTGTTTCATGGATTTCGGAATCCGTCCTTCAGACACGCTCCTGCTAATAAGCTCATGGCTGTAATTGCACTCCACCATAATCACGTTCAGCGGAATCTTTTTTCCCGTGCCTGTCTCAAATTTGTAGCGAACATAGAAAGAATCCGTTACGAAGAAAAGATTTTCGTCCGCGGCAAGGGAATGAAGAAGAAAACATACCGGCTCGTAGGCATCGTGCTGCGCTTTCAGCGGTGTCACCATCCAGCTTGCCAGGCGGAACGGTTTTCCTGCGGCAATCGTGTGTGCCCGATAGGAACGGACCGGCTTTTCGTTTCGTTCGGAAATTTCGAGAAACGTACCGGCTGTTGCGTAAATATCGATCCCGCGTGCTGAAAGGTCCGGAACACTTCGGGCATGATCGTTATGCCCATGCGTAATAAGGCAGCCAGCGACGCGCGGCAGTAAATCAAAGTATCCGTCCAGAATCTTTTTAGAGCGGATGCCCGCTTCCAGAAGCAGGACGCTCTTGTCGTCATCGACGGCGTAGCTGTTCCCTGTGCTTCCGGAAGCAAGGCATTTTACAGTGATAGGCATGGGCCATTAAAACGGAGGCTTGTGCGAGCCTGTAGGTTTGTTTGTTGTGGGAGGCGGTGTAGTTTCACTCTTTGCGGCTTTCGCTGGCTCCTGCGGCTTTTCAGGGGCAGCTTCAGGGGCAGGGCCAGCCGAACCGGAACCAATCTCCGGACCATCCGGATGATCGGAGTCTGCGCCGACGGGCGGCTCCTGCACTTCGCCGGTATTCTCGTCAATGTCAATGTCAATCGGCTCCGAGTTTGCAAACTGCTTGATCTCACGATTTGCGGCCTTATAGCTTTCATCCGTTGTTTCCTCAAACATAGTTTCCAGAGCACCGTTGCCGAAGTCCTTCGGAATCTTCTTGATCGCGTTGTTCCGCATCTTTCGCTCAATCATGGATTCTCGGGAAAAAGGCTCCGTCCACGCCGGGCTGATGTAGAGCTGAAGCTCCGGGTCGTCGAGAATATCGTCCAAACATTTGTGTGCTTTTGCCTTCTCGAAAATCTCCTGTTTCTTGGCGGCAATTTCCTTTTTCTGTGCCGGGGTGGCATCGTACTTTTTCTTCGCAATCCCAAAGGTTTCCTGCATCAGGTTATTGTTCAAGTGGGCGAGAAGGTTGTGCCGAACGCCCTCTCTCTCTGCAATGTAGTAATTGGCGTACTCTTTCCCGTTACCGCCGTCCATGAGAACCGGGTACACAATCTTGACGATTTTCCCGATGCAGCTTTTCTGCGTCCATTTCGGTGGCGTCATATCAAGGCCGTTGTAGGACGGATATGTAAAATCGTCTCCTTCGTGGACTTTCCAAATCTGGCAGACGTGTTTCACATTGCGGCCGAAATTGGCGAGGATCGTGTCGTTTCCGTCGCCCTCAATGCCCATCTCAACTTGCCTTTTCCAGATGTCCTTGCCATCCTCACCTGTCCGATGTGTGTTCACATTGCGGAGCTCAAAAAAGACTTCGCGGGGCTGTACGGCAGCATTTAGCCGCAGACAGGCAACTTTGATAAGAATGTCGGAAATCGTGCTGGTATCAAGCTCCGGGCTTGCCCACGACACATTCGCCTTATCCAGTACGGCATTGATGCCGGAAATTGCGTGCAAAACGCACTGCTTAGAATAAGGAGTAAGCTCCAGAGAATTTTTCTCCATCTGGCTTTCAATCAGCGGCATAAATGTATCATTGGCATGCGTCAAAGCGGTACGAAACTCTTTTTTCGGGGCGGCGCTGCCCGCCGGCGCTTTATTTTCACTCATGATAATTTTTCCTCACTTTCGATTTTTAATTGTTTGACGGATAATGCCGACCTGCTCCACACATAAGCGCCATGTTGTTAAGCCATTCGAGCATATATGCCTTATTTTTTTCTGTACAGTCAGACCGGCGAACCATGGATTCCAGTTTATCGACGATTTGCTCGTCAGTCATTGGCATTTGCGGTCACGCTTTCAGCTTTCCCCACAATGCTTTTCGCCCGGTCCCGGAATGGAGCTATCTCCGCTTCCGGGACATTGACGGCGGTAACAATGGCGGTGGATGTGCCGGATGTGCTGGGGGCTTCCACAAGGTCCCAGACGGCAACCTCGCAGGGCGTGAAATATGTATATTCGCGCCCGGTGGGCTGGTCGTTTTTCAGGAACCGCAGTTTAATGACGTTGGTCTTTTCCATACTCATTCTCCTTTACAGCTTTGCAAGCTTGTTTTTTAAAGACTCAAGCCTTGCCTTTAGCGCATTGTAAACCGCATAATAAGTGGATGTATCTTCATCCAAACGGTAAAGCTCGTTGATGCGGCACTCATAGCCGCCAACAAAAAGAACAGGAACAGGAGATTCAAGCACCTTTGACATCTCTTCGATCTCACGTTCGAGTGCTTTTGCCGTTTTCAAAGTTTCTTGTGTCATTCTTCATCGTCCCCCCTGCTCCACATCTTCCCCGTCGATATACGGCGGCCTGTCTTCCTGTACACTCGGGTCGCCCTCGGAATCCATATACTCAGAGCCTTCAGGCGGCATTTCTCCGGGACTTTCAGGCAAGACGTCATCACAATCCGGATTTTCTCCCTCGTCACCCTCGTAATGCTCCGCAAGTCCCGTCTGACCGTCAACCGTAACTGTGCCGCCGTCCTTAGTTTCCTCGAAAGAAAGCTGCTGGTCGCGGTCCTCCGGAACAATCACGCGGCCGTCCTGCTCAACCGTAATTTCCAGATCATCCGGGAAGCGGATGGAAGTCGAAACCTTCGCGGGCTTCAGATTGCAAGCAACGTTACATTTTTTAGGATCAGGCTTTAGAACTCCGTTGTAATTATTCAGAACAATCTTGACAGCCAACTCCCCGCTTTCAATGTATTTTGTTTTCAAGGTACGCGCCATATCCCGAAGTGAATCATCCGCGGTATCAAAGACCGGACTGAACGCTGGAAGACGGAGGCTCAAATCCGGGCCGTCCGGAAGCGGCTCGTCCTTTTCCTCGGCGTCGTCCGGATTTTCTGTATCGTTCGCGGAATCATCGGTATCGTCCCCGGTATCGGGCGTTTCGTCCGCGCCGTCCACAGAATCGGCGGCATCGTCCCCGGATTCCGGGGAATCGTTCCCCTGTTCCACTTCCGGGGTATCCTCCGCAGGTGGAACGGAAGCGCTGTTTTCTGCCGGATTATCGCCGAAAGTCTGCTGTTCCATTTCCGGCTTTTCGCTAGGCGTGGAACATTCCTTTTCAAATCCGCGCTTCAGGGCAAGCCCATTCAGAGCGTTTTGCGCCTCTTCAAAGGTATCCCAATCGCCAATTACTGTAACTTCGGTTTTTTGATCCTTTATTGCAGGATTGGAAGAACTCATGAACGCGGTGAATTTTCCGTCGTCCACCCGCTGATCGACAAAATACCGCCATTCCCCGTGAACATAGGCCATTCCGGCCGGTTCTGCCTTTTCCTGTGCCATTCTTTTTGCCTCCTTGATTTTCTTATTAATAATTTCCTGCCCAAACGCGATTTCCTGCGCTGAATCAGGCTGTGATATTTTTATCCCATGGCATTCGGCAACTTTTGAAATTTGATTGGTCCATGGATCCAGTACCGCCTGAAGCCGCACAAACGGGCAGCCGAAACATTCATGCTTTGAACCATAGTCGGGCATCCGATAGCTTGTAACGGGAGCATTGATATTCTTTTCAAAAGTACGTCCACATTTACAGAGATAGGTGCTCATAGAGCGTCACTCCCGAACTTCTACCCTTAGCGTTTTATCTTGGGCCGATACATACAGGCGGAATACCTGGGTATCGACCGCCTCATAGTCCGTTGTGCTTTCTGCGTTGTCGATCCAGAGAGGAACCGAAACACCGAGAACGTGGGAAAGCGTATTGATGATGTCCAGCCCGGCGTTCAGTTTTTCAGATGGACTTAGGCCGTCGTTGTATTGCTGCCCATGAACTGTCGCCTCACAGCAAGGATTGATTCCGCCGTTGACCTGCGTATCAAAAAGTTTCCAGCGAACGGTACGGAACGCACCGTTGACCTTTTCCTCGATGTCCTGTGCCTTCTGCATCGTGAATTTGTCGGCCAGATCGAGGCCCTTGTCACAGGTGGCAAGCTGGAAAGAAAGATCGGCCTCTTTCTTTTTCAGGTCTTCGATACGCTGATTCTGCTGCTCGACGATCTGCTTGTTGAGGGAACGGCGCTTGATGGAGTCCAGTTCGTCGGTCACACCTGAAAGCTGTTCCTGCAACATGGCGACACGCTGCTCGGCCGCGCCGGATATGGATTTAAGTTGCTTATTAAGTGATTCCCATTTTGTTTCGAGGGCGGCATATCCGTCGGTTTCTTCGAACGGCGCTGGGTGAACAATCTGCGCGGTCAGTTTGTCAAGGCGGGCCTGCATATCATGAATTAGCTGCTTCGCCTCTTCGGCCCCATTCTCTTTTAATTTCAGCCCTGCCTGTTCCTTTTCCAGCTCACTCTTCTTCGCAGCCGCATCGGATTCCAGCTTTTCCAGAGTGCGGGCCTTGCGGTCGTTGAAATCTCCCTGAATCTGCTCCTGCTTCTCGGGCGGGTATTCCTGCCCGCAGGTCGGGCAAATATTGTTTGCCGGGTTGAATTCCTGCGCGTCGGTGTCGATCCAGCGTTGGCGAAGGTCGGAAATCTCTTTGTTCAGCCGGTCAATTCTGCCCTGGTACGAGGGGATTTCATGTTTTTCGATGGATTCAAGGCTATACCGCGCCTCACTGATCTGTGAGCGGAGGGTTGCTACCTCCGCTTCTACTCCGGAATTTCCTGCCGCGCTCCGGCGGGTGTGCTCGGCTTTGGCATCTGCAATCTGCGCCTGAATCTCAGAAATCTGGCGGCGCAAATCGGCTTCCGCTTCCCCATTCCGAACGGCGCTGATCTGCTGTTCCAACTGGATTTTGTTCTTTTGTAACGTAATGGCGTTGTGGGTATCTTCGTCTTTCGGAAGGTCGGCGGGCTTTGCCTTTTCTGCCTCGTCGATACGGCCCGGAATCTCGTCCTTCTCTTTCTGGATTTTCTGCCGCTCATACTTGGTTTTGGCGGTGTAATTGCCTACCATATCGCCGCCCGTGCTGGTGTCTATGTAATGCAGGAGTGGTTGAAGGGTTTTGTGAGCATTGATGATCTGAATATCGTCGATGTCCGGGGCAAATGATTTCATCAGGAATTCCCGGCGGTTTTTCCAGCCCATCTTGTGCGGAAACATATCCGGATCCGTCAATAGCGTAAAAGTCTGATCGTCGCAGAGCTTAGAAACAAAGGCGGTATAATCCTTTTTTAGCTTCGGCACCCCGTCAATAAAGAAATTTGTGGAATTGCTGGTAACGCCCCGATGCGCCTCACCTTTCTTATGGCTGAAATTCTGCTTGTAGGTGCGCTGCAAAGTGAATCCGGAGCCATTATCAAGCCTGAATTTGCCGGTCACGGAAGCGACAAGGCCCTCGACGGTGTTCCCTTCGCTGTCCTCAGGCAGCAGGCTGAAATCGGTCTTGCCCTCGGAGTTCTTCCCGAACAGGAGCCAGAAATAGGCATCCGCAATGGTACTTTTGCCGACGTGGTTCCTGCCGAAGACATCCTCAGAGTGGCCGTCCGGCACAAAAGAGAATTTGCGGTAGCCTTTGAAGTTTTCAAGGTTAAGTTCCAGAAGTTTTAGTTTCATATACCGTTCACATCCTCACATGCTGAAATCAGTCTGGAAAGAACGCTAAATTTATCTGTGGCATCCATGCAAAAATGATCTTCAAGGATTTCGCTTACCTCGTTCAGCATAAATATTTCCGTGCGAAGGTCGAGTGACTTTGCTACTTTGGGGTCAGGGGCGGGGAAAATCCCCGCGTTAGCCTGTGCCTGCTTGACTTTCGCTTCAAATTCGGATAAACTTGGAATAGATTCATTTGCTTTTCCGTCTTCGGTGTTGGTAGCGCCGAGGGCGGTTTTTTCTTTTTCAGGATACAAAATTTATCGCTCCTTTCAAATTTTCTACTACGCGGGTTGTAATCGATTGGCGGCGCTTTTTAGACAGGCGGAAAATTCTCCATTCGTCAAATCCATAGCCGCCTTTATCCAAGTAACTGAATAGCCGCGGTTTAGCAGGTCAATCACCCGCTTCTTTCGGATTTCAAAATCCCACCCGAACAATGCGTCGTTGATATCTTTGATTTCGGGAGCTATATGGTCATATCCGCAAACGCAGTCCGGATATTTGCAGTGGAAACAATCGTGATTGCATTTCAATGTTTTCCCTCTTTCCTAACAATTCGATCATGCTGTGCTCGACCCAGTTCAACCATACCTGCGTTTACATCTGCTTCAATGGCAGCCTTATAAATCGTGCAAAATTTCCGGCATGTGTCCTGATGCAAGATGCAGTGGCACCGTGCGCACGGGTCATACATTGCGTTCCTCCGTTTCAATGCAGCCTACCGTACCCACGGCAAACAGCGACACAGACCCGATAATTCCAATCACATTGCAGACCGGCGCGGAGGCGATAAACAGGCCGGCACCGAGCAGCACGGCGAATTTAGACGCGGTACGCATTATGTATCAGCTCCTTCCGGATTGCGGGCTTTAATGAAGGCGCTCGGATAATATTTGCCTCTTGACCTTTTGCAAGTAATACATGCAAATTTGTTGGCCTGAGATTTTCCAATACCTATTGCGCACCTTTTGCAGAAATCAGATTTTTTCACGGTGCGTCGCTTCCTTCCGGCTTGCGGGCGTAGCAGTCACGGCGAATGGCCCTTGAACAATACTCACACATTTCCTCGCTATCTTCGCTTTCACACCCCCTGCACGTCAGCGCCTTGTTTTCCGTGGCGGCGCGGCGGTCTGCTATGTACTGCCGAAGTTTTGCAGCGTCATCGTCCGTAATTTTACAAATGCCGCCGCGAATGTGCTGCCCGGCAAACATCGGACCGGGGTTATCCAGATCGCACACATCAAGCATGGCTTCCAGAATGTCAAGCGCTTCCGTTTCCTGCGCTTTCAGTTCTTCCATCAGCTTTTTGCCTCCATCAAAAATTCCAGCGCTATTTCCATGCCTTCTCCCATTCCACGGACAAATTTGTCTTCGCTGCTTTTGTAGCCGTCGATCATCTGCTTTAGGATTTCCACGCGGCTTTTATCCACAAGCGGTTTTTCATTTTCCATCAGCTTTTCTTCCCTCCTGATCTTTTCAAAAATTTCTCCGTCGCCCGGTCGCCGCTGAAATAGATGTGCGCGAGGCATTTCGGGTTTTGGCATTCAAACGCCGACAGGGTGCCCAACTGTCTGTGAACAATCCGGCCGCCGCAGATCGGGCAGGTAAGCGGGTCCATTAAGGTGATGCCTCCTATTCTTGTAAATTTTCCCTTTCCGCAGTAGAATATTGTCGGAAGGGAGGTGATACATATGGAACATCCATCTTTGAAAAAAGCAATAATTGCAGGATTTTGGAATGGAGTGACACAGGAAAATTTAAAAGGGAATGCTTTAGCCTTAGTCACTGCTGCCGGAATAATTGAAGGATATCCGGTCACACAGGAAGAATCCGAAGCATTAAAACAGAAAAAGAACTTTGCTGAAATGTCCGATAAAGAAAAGTCGGTGTGCATGACGTCAATATTGACCGATTCGGCAGAAAGGGTCTATGATGAAAACTATAAAGTTAATCATCCGGTCCCTGGAAATGACGGGTATATCCTACTGAAAAATGTAACGTTTCGTTCAGCGAACGCGACTTATTGTCTTGAGACTCTCGTTGTATTTTTTGACCAAATCATTGGGGTTAGTTTTGGGCGCATAAATTGATGCCTTATAGCAGATCGTGTGTTTGCCGTCTTTGAGTGCCAGCTCAAGGGCGGCTATTTCTTTGGGTTTCCCTTCAATGATGATCTTCATAGTGACCTCCTTTCCCGCCTCTCAGGCGGTATGTTAATTCTTTTCACAAATGGCCCGGCCCAGATGGTCAGGCGGATTCTTTATGGTCCTTCATAATCTGCCAAGAGGTTTTAATGACTTCCGGAGCATAACCGCCAAGATAGGAGCCGTTAAGGATTTCACTGAATCGCGTGTAAGCAAGCGTGCTGAATCCTTTCGTCCGCACGATACGCCAGAGCCATTTCATTGAACGTCCTTCCTGCTTCAACTGCTGTTTGATCTTTTCTCCCTCAAACATTCAAACACCTCGCTTCCGTTAAGTTTCTGTACCACAAATAAAATTTCGCGGTCGGTATATGGAACCCACGGTTAGCTGCCCTGTCTTTACGCCAGCCGAGTCCTACTGCATTTCCAAACTGCATCAGATAGGACTTTAGGCTCCTACAATCCATCCCCAAAAAATCAGCGGCAGCGGCAACTGGGATATTGCTCGGGTACTGTTCCACGAGCTGATTCAGTTGCAGAAGTTGATCCGTGATACAGGTCGGGATCGGAATATCAGTCATTTTCCGGCCGCCCCTTTGTCCCTCAGATTTGCTGGCTCGATCCAACTTTCTATGTACTTCACCGCATCATCGTATTGTGAAACTTTGATATCGCGGTATGAGGCCACGCCGAACCGGTTCTTCAGGTCGTGATAAAGCGACTGGAAATAGAGCGGTCGGCATTTCTGAATATTGCTCTCGCAGCCGATTTTGACGTTTTCCTCAATCCGCTTATAAATCCGCGAGGAAACAAGATTCTGAATGGTGCGCTGCTTGCCGTGGTCGATTGTCATTTGATTTTCGAGCTTATCCTCCACGGTGGAAACACGGTCATCAAGTTCCGTCATGGCCTTGCCCTGCAAGCGGAGCATTTCCATAGCGGTCATTTTGGGCGGCTGTTTCTCTTCAAGCTTGTCCTCCATGTCATGGAAAGCATTCACATAAATAGCAGTGAAAGTAATGCCCTTCTTGCCGGTCAGTTTATTGGCGACAAATTCGCAGCCTTTCTTTGTGATGAGGTAGCAAGGATTTTCTTTACCGTTTCCGGGTTGCTTGTAAGTGCTCGGAACGAAGAAATTCGAAGAATCCAATTTTGGATTCTTGCCCATGACCTCAACATACACTTTAATATCACGCATCAGGTGCGCGTGGTCTTTGCCGATCATCCGGGCTACTTCGCGGCTATCAGTATAAAGCTGACCGTCGCGGCTGAAGACCTGTAAATCGTTCGTATGAATCACCCTTTCTTGAAATTCTTATTACTCTGCTTTGTTGTGTTTAATTGATTTTTTAGCAGTTTATGGTAGTATGTATATAAGCCAAAAGGTAGTTGAAGGGGGATGGCCTGATTGACCAAACTTTTGAGGCTGCCGGTTCCCGGCGGGAGAAAGCCCGGCGAATGCTAAGGTATGTACTTATGCAGAACCAAAACTGCTAAAGTGAAGCGGTGCGTGATAGAAATGCGTGTGGTTTGCGCATAGTGGGGGGTCGAAGCCGGCACGTGAAAACGTGTCACTGCCAAGCATGCGAGAAAACCTGAATTTGGCTTTTAAACAAAGCTTCAGGAAAAGTGGCTCGATAATAACTTACGTTGGCAGCGCCCTCACTTGCAGCGCATTTCGGGTAAACAATTTTGGGAGAAAGCCGTTCGTGAAACCACCACGGGCGGTTTTTCTTACGCCGTTTTCCGCTTTTTCTCGAACGCGTCGATATCTTCTTGCCGAATTCGATAGTCACGCCCGATTTTGATAGCGGGAAGTTTCTTCTTACGAATCCAGTCCCACACGGTAAGAGTTTTCACTTTGTACCTCTCAGCTACTTCCGAACAAGTAAAATATTCCGGCATAAAATTCCCCCTTTCCATGTAAAAAGCACTTGCGTTTACTTTAGTTTTGTTATATACTACAGATGTCAGATGAAGTACATAATATAGCTGAAGCATACGCTTTCTTAATCTATATGATTAAGTTTTCTTGTGTATGCTCATACTATAATACAGTTTTCTGGTATAGTCAAGCATTTAATACCAGATTTCTTAAGTATTACTTCATTTCGTGAAAGGTAAACAATTATGTATGAGATTTTTGAACAGCTTCGCCATAAGAAGGGTATCTCGGTTTATCGTGTGTCAAAAGACACTGGCGTTTCGCAAGCTACATTAAGTGCTTGGAAAGCTGGCGAATATACGCCAAAACAAGATAAACTGCAAAAAATAGCAGACTACTTCGATGTATCTCTTGATTATCTTCTTGGTAATAAGCAAAAAAATAAGCCCTCCGCAAACGCGGAGAGCTTATCCGATATCGAAAATGAAATTCTTGAGATTTACCATAATCTCCCGGAAGACAAAAAGCAGACTTTTATTACCGTCGCGCGATCTCTAAAATCACGTCCAGAAGATAAATAGCCGTCTTGATTGGATTGTTCGATTCTTCAATGATTTTCAGCAATTCTTCATCAGTCATTTGGTTATCTCCCGTCAATTAAATTTGACGGCATGTCGTCTGTCTTTAATATTAGACCGTTTTACTAACATTTCAATATATATTTACCAATTTATGTATCTTTTAAGAATGCCGCCTTTTGGGCGGCTCATTTTATAGGAAGGTGATATTTTGGGACGCCATAAAAAAGAATCCCCGAATCATGGCAATCTCTACGAAATAAAGATCACTGTCGGTCATAAGCTGAATGGTGATCCCATCCGCAAGAGTTTTTACAGCCCGACCAGCAAGGACGATGCGCGGGAACAGGCAAAAAAATGGAGGGTGGAGAAGGAAGTCTCAGAGCGCACTGGAGAGGCTTTCATCGAGAAGGAGTATACTTTTAGCCAGTGGGCCAAAAAGTGGCTGGAAACGTACAAGAAGCCCAACGTTGATATTAAAACATACTCTATCTCATATGAGGCGAACGTAAACAACCGGCTGATACCCTATTTTGGAAAAGCAGATATGAAGTCAATCAAACCGGTTGATGTAGAAGAATTTTTTAATAAAAACTCTGTGCTTTCCGAATCGGTCCTAAAAAAGCTCCATATGTGTCTGAACGGAATATTTGATACAGCGATTGAAAACGACGTATGCCAAAAGAATCCAGTAAAGCATATCAAGGTTAACAGCCTTCGCAAGAAAAATGTGAAAAACGTTTATTCTGATGAGCAAATTAAAGATGTGAAGGAACTCGCAAAAAGCAAGATGCCAGAGGTATTCATCCTTCTGAACACCGGCGTTCGCCGTGGGGAGCTGCTTGGACTGCAATGGGATGATTTTAGCAAGGATGAAAAAACCATTTCTGTAAATCGTGCCCTTGCCGATCTTCCTAAGCGTAAACCAAAGAACGGGAAGCCAATCATGGAACTTCGCGCGAACGATAAAATTGTCGCTCCCGGCATTAAGGAAAATCCCCCAAAATGGAAAAGCTATCGCACGATCCCGATAAACGATGAATGTGTTTCCTTCATTGACGGCTTGCGGAGAAACGGAAAATATATTTTTCCAAAGGCCGACGGCAATCCTCAAAGTCCTAATACGTGGTCCCAAAAGCTGAAACGGTTTATGGTATCCATGAATGCAGAGAATCCAGACGTTCCTATTTTAAGCGCCCATGAGCTGCGCCACACTTTCGGGACCATGTTGCACCGCCAAGGCGTAGATATTTTTACGATTCAAAAAATTATGGGGCATAAAGATATTAAAATGACGACCGAAATTTACGTTCATGATGAGGTAGACACCCTCAGAAAAGACATGAAATTGGACCAAAAATCGGGTACAGGTGTCGTACAAGTGTCGTATGGTAAAAAATATCGCATTAAGCGGCGCATAAGAAAAGCCGCATCAACAACTGAATAATCCAGCATTGATGCGGCTTTTCGCTTTATTTTGGTGCGAGAGGCGGGACTTGAACCCGCATGAACGTTTAATGGTTCACAAGAACCTGAATCTTGCGCGTCTGCCAATTTCGCCACTCTCGCAACTCAGCCTGTATATCTTATCATATGGCTTTAAGATTGTCAATCTTTTTCTCCCTGTTTTCATGAATTTCGTAAAATAGATCGAATTTGAATGATTTTATTGGGAATTACGTCAAAATGTGAAAGAAAGTACAGATTCTTTCATCTCTCGCCCTTCCACAGAGCATAGAGCTGGCCCGCGGAAAGCCTTAAAATGAAATTCCTATCTATAAAAAATGCAATTTATGTCAGAAATCGATTGTCAAACTGTTGCGTGTGGATTATAATGACGCATGGGCCGTGACCGCCATGCCGGGTTATTCGTAAAGTGCTTTATCGGCGGATACGACTTGTAAACGGGAACCGCGGCCCGTGAAAAATCGATATTTATTAATTGATATGAAAGAGAATAAGGCAAATGAATCATATTGTTCATAAGACTGCGACGTTTCTTTTAACTGTCCTGCTGCTTGCGGGCGTATTATCGGGCTGCTCCGGAACCTCCGATAGCCGAAAAGTGCTCCGGGTTGGCATGGAATGCAGCTATGCGCCCTATAACTGGTCGCAGGCCACAAGCGCAAACGGCGCGGTTAAAATCAGCAATAGCAACGAATACGCAAACGGTTATGATGTAAGGATGGCTAAAAAAATAGCGGGCGCCATTGGGTACAGACTTGAAATTGTAAAAACAAAATGGGACGGCCTGGCTCCGGGTGTGGTTTCTGGGAAACTCGACGCGGTCATCGCAGGCATGAGCGCTACGGCGGACCGGAAGCTGACCGTTGATTTCACCGACAACTATTATAAAGCAACCATTTTCGCTCTGGTGAAAAAGGGCGGCAAATATGAAGAGGCAAAAAGCATCAAGGACTTGAAGGGCGCCGTCTGCACATCGCAGCAAAGCACCATTTGGTACGACCTGCTTCAACAGATTCCGGGGGCAAGCATTCAGCCGGCGCTGGCAGACGTCACCTCCATGATTGCTTCCCTGCAGTCGGGTAAATGCGAAGCACTGCTTGTGGACAAGCCTACGGCACTTGCCGCCGCTTACGCCAACAAGGACCTTGTTAAAATCGACCTGGGCGGCGACGGCAATTTGAACGTCCCAGAAGAACAAATGAATATCGGCATTGCTGTCAAAAAGGGCAATACCGACCTGAAAGATTCTATAAACAGAGCGCTTGCAAATATCAGTGAAAACGACCGCTCGCAAATGATGAACGAAGCGATTGCGGACCAGCCTCTTTCCAACGGAACGGTCCCGCAGAACAGTGACAGCTTTTCCTACTGGGCGGGCAGACTTTTGCATGAATATGGCTTTCTGTTTTTCCAGGGGGCTCTCATAACGCTGCTCTTGGCCCTGATAGGCACTGTAATCGGCTGCATCATCGGCCTGTTGGTCGGCGTGTTACGCACCATTCCAAAACCAAAAAAGCGCGCTAATTTTCTACTGAAAGCGTTATATGCACTTCTTCAATTTCTTCTAGCAGCTTACATAGAAGTTTTCAGAGGCACCCCGATGATGGTCCAGGCCATGGTCCTTTATTACGGTTCCATGTCCATGTTTCATATCGATATGAGCCCGATGTTCGCCGGTTTCCTTATCGTGTCGATCAACACGGGTGCCTATATGGCGGAGTCCGTGCGCGGCGGCATTGAGTCGATCGATTCCGGGCAGACCGAAGCGGCGGAAGCACTCGGAATGACGCATTGGCAGATTATGTCCAGCGTGCTGATGCCGCAGACATTTCGGATCATTCTTCCACAAATCGGTAATAACCTAATTATCAACATCAAGGATACTTCCGTGCTGAATGTCATAAGCGTAACGGAATTGTATTACGAAGCAAACAGCGCCGCCGGCGCGTATTATCAGTACTTCCCCGCGTTTTTTATCATCTGCGTAATTTACTTCATCATGACCTTTACCTGTTCGCGGCTGCTCCGCTGGATAGAACACCGGATAGACGGCTCTAACTTCTACACGCTGGTTGATTTTGACATGATGGCCGACCCCACCGGGATAAGCCCTGTCAATTCCAAAGGAGGTTTCCACAAATGGGGAAAATAAGCGAGCCTATTCTTCAAGTACGTCACCTGCGAAAACAATTCGGTGAACACGAGGTATTAAAAGATATCGATTTTGATACCTACCCGAGTGACGTCGTCTGCATTATCGGTGCTTCCGGTTCCGGGAAATCCACCCTTCTGCGGTGCATTAATCTTCTGGAAACACCTACAAAAGGAGAAATCCTGTTTCATAATACGAACGTGCTTACCCAGCTCAGGCCAAGCGCCTACCGCGCTAAAGTCGGAATGGTGTTCCAATCGTTCAATCTGTTTCACAATATGACCGTGCTGCAAAACTGCATGGTCGGAATGCTGAAAGTGCTGAAAAAAGACAAGGGATACGCGAGGGAAAATGCCTTAAAGAATCTTCAAAAAGTCGGTATGGCGCAATACATCAATGCGAAGCCTGGCCAGCTTTCCGGAGGACAGCAGCAGCGTGTAGCCATTGCCCGTGCCCTTGCGATGGAACCTGAGATCTTGCTTTTCGACGAACCGACCAGTGCTCTCGATCCTCAGATGGTCGGTGAAGTCCTTTCCGTGATGCGTGACCTCGCCGGCGAGGGTCTAACCATGATTATCGTCACCCACGAAATGGCTTTCGCCCGTGATGTCTCCACCCGGGTCGTTTTTATGGACAACGGAGTGATCGCGGAAGAAGGAATCCCACAGGAAGTAATCGGCAATCCGAAAAACGCGCGCACGCAAGAATTCCTTTCCCGTTTTCTCAGTGCATAAAGAAACGAAAAATCATCAAGGCCCGTTCTACTTTGATGTGAATTGGCCGGCTAAACTTTCGTTTATTTTATCTGGGCGTTTTTGTTACGGTAAAAGTGATTTCCGGTTCTGCT